GCGCCAAGACGAGGTCGAGTCAATCTTTAACCTGGAGACAGCGGCCTTTCCAGTGTTGCTAGAGCTCACCTTGAAGGGCATTCGCTTTGACCGGGAAAGGTGCGAGAAAACTATCCACAAACTTATCCAAAGGGAGAAGGCCGTCTTTGCCGAGATCAAGTCTTTGTGTGGAGGAACTGTGGATATCTGGGCGGCCGCCAGCATTGCCCATTCGTTTGACAAGCTGGGGATTGCTTATGGCAAGACCACCGCCGGCGCGGCAAGCTTCACAAAAGGCTTCCTCGATTCCTGCGACCATCCTGTGGCCAAGCTGATTGTCGAAGCGCGCGAGACCAACAAGACCCATAGCACGTTCCTACAGCCTTACCTCGACTTCAGCGCTAAGACAGGAAGAGTTCACCCACACGTGAACCAGATGCGCAACGACGAAGGCGGCACGATCACCGGCCGCTTGTCCATGAACAGCCCCAACCTCCAACAAGTGCCCGCCCGCCACGAGATCATCGGGCCCATGGTGCGCTCACTCTTTCTGCCCGAAGAAGGGCAGATTTGGGCGGCCAACGACTTCTCCTCCCAAGAACCACGGCTCTTGGTGCACTACGCCACGCTCCTGGACTTGCCCGGCGCAGAGAAGATGGCCGATGCTTATAGGGAAAATCCTGATACCGACTTCCACCAAATGATCGCCGATATGGCAGGAATTAAACGAAAGCAAGCCAAAACCATTGGTCTGGGCCTGATGTACGGCATGGGCAAAGCAAAGCTGGCCCATGAGTTGGACTTGCCCGTGGAAGAGGCCAGTGAGCTAATCGGCACCTTTCACACCAAGGTGCCGTTCTTGAAGGGCACTGTGAACGCGGTCATGAAGCGGATTGAACACCCAGCGTCTGGTGGCTCCATTAGGACGCTTTTGGGACGCAAATGCCGCTTCCCGTTGTACGAGCCGGTGCAGTGGGGCGTGAACAAGGCGCTCCCCTACGAGCAGGCCATCGTGGAATACGGCCCAAGGATCAAGCGCGCGGCCACCTACAAGGCCTGAACAAGCTGATCCAGGGGTCCGCCGCCGACCAGACCAAAGCGGCCATGGTGGCGTTACACAAAGCAGGGTTTCACTTGATGCTTCAGGTTCACGATGAGATCGCCTTGAGCGTCAACACGGCTGAGGAAGCACGCGACGCGGCCCATATCATGGCAACCGCCGTTGATCTGGAAGTCCCATCCCGGGTGGACGTGGAGATGGGCCCAAGTTGGGGCGAGGCCAAGTAAAAGGTATGATTGAGGGGAAGCTTCTTGCAGTTGCTTCGATCAGTCTCTTTTATAGGCTAGGGTAACTCCTAGCCTATTTTTTTGTTGCAAGATTTAAAGATTTTCGATACACTGCAAGTCAGATCACAGAAAGGAGAGTCAATGACTTTAAAGAAACCAGGAAGAAACATTCCGCCCGTACAGCGCATCAAGCCTTGGATGTCTGTTGCTATTCGCATGGAGACTTACGCCAAGCTAAGAGAGATGAGCGAGTTCTACGGCAGGGGCATGGGAGACCAGATGCAAATCTTGGTGGACCCGGCGTTCAAGATTGCACTAAAAGCGGCCGAAGAACGAGAAGCCATTATCGAGAGTGGTGAAACACCCCCACCAAAACCCAAGCCAAAAGCGCGTCTCAAAAAAGGTAAACAGGTTGCTAAACATGTACAAGTCAAACGTCCAGTTGTCCGTAAATATCATCTTTGATAAGTTGCCTCCCATGGAGGTTGACGGCTCATGGCTCCCGGAGCAAGTGGACATCAAATCCATCTACCTGGAAGCAGACTCTATTCGTAGCAAGAATGGACGTGGGCGCATCGATATCACACGTGCATTCAGCCCCGAAGACATCATAAACTTTGAAGACGAGATCGCAGGTTGGATGTTACCCATTGACATTTAAGGAAAATCAAAAATGATTGTAAATAGATTAATGCACGTGTCTCAAATGACACGGGACAAGGACCTGTCAGCCCTCTTGAAAGAGGCGGCGGAGTTGATAGACAACTTGCAAACATGGAAGATACGCTGGGCGGAAAGAGACCTGGCCTACCAACACCTGTATGACGAGTACAGACTGGCGTGTGCACAACTAACCCCCACGCAGATTGATTCCATTAAAACAATGGTCGGGTACAAAAGAATGCATGAGGAATTAATGAAACAAGAGGAGAACAAGCCATGAAAATTTCTCAAGTACGATTCGACGAGTTCATCGGCCCACGGGCCTTTGCCCAGGACGATAGTTGGTCTGCCACAGTGTGGCAACAGGCCTGGGAGGCCGCTCTCGAGGAGGCTGCAAAAAGATTCGATACAATGCACACAACGGATAATTCTGCTGTATCATCCGCTCAGTACCTAAGAAAGATGAAAGGAGAATGAAATGCCATTTAAGCCACTGCTTCGCGCATTCCCCAGTGTTCTCGTGAGAGACAGTAGGGGCATGTTGCTAAGAGATTATTTTGCGTCGGACGCTATGAAAGGGTTGTCGTCTGACCCTGATTGGCGGCAGGACATGGACTTTTACGACACTGCTCGCGCCGCATATCAACAAGCCGACGCGATGCTGAGAGTGCGTGAAGAGAAACAAGAGGAAACGCAAGAGGAAGTCATCCCGCCCGCCACCTTGGTAGAGACAGGGGTCGAAGAATGAATTGCCCGGAATGCGGAGCCTGGACCACGATCAGCGAGACACGCCTGACAGTTATGCGCTACAGGCGCAGACGAGAGTGTGGCAATGGACACAAATTCACGACTGAAGAAGTCGTGGTTTCACAAGAACAACTCACCTTAGAGTCAAGTGAACGCCTGAAAGTCTTTCGAGAGAAAGAGCCCAAAGGTGGTTCAACAAAAAAGAGTAACAGCAACTGCAATCATCAACCACAAAGGAGTTTTACATGAGTACCAAGCTTTCCGATAAGGCCCAAAAGGTCTATGAGTTTTTCAGAAAAAATCCCAGCGCAAGTGCCTCTGCGACAGCGGCCAAGCACAAAGTGAGCATCTCCAACGTCTACAAGATGCGCGCCCGCGCCTTGGAAGACTTAAGGAATTTTGTCGCCCCTCCTGGGTTGTTGCCCATAGGCGCAGGCCCGGGAGAGACCAAATCCTCTTGGCAAAAGGTTGTTGAGGAGGTTGAAAAGGTTGAGAGCGTGAGCGTTGACAAGACACTTGACGCACGTGCAGAGATGTACGGCAAGTTCAAGGATGGTGCGGCTTTGATGCAGTCTATCAAACGAGTGCTCGCGGACCACGCGGCCAAGCATGGCAAGACCTTTGCTGATGACCAGTGGGAAGCCCTGGAGATGATCGTCCACAAGATCGGACGCATTGTCAACGGCGACCCCGACGTCACCGACCACTGGGTGGACATTGCCGGCTACGCCACACTGATCGCCGAGAGGCTTGAAGGCAACGCCCGGTAATTGCTTTAACCAAAGGAGGTTGACATGTGGGATGTAGCTGTAACTTTTGCGTTGATGGCGTTTGGCGCTTTTGTTTTTGTATTCATGGGCGCTATGCTGATTTGGGTTTTGTACATACTACAAAATGGAGCTGACGATGAATGAAGAAGACGAAGCATTCAACGAGATTGAGCAAAAAGCCAAGCAACGCATGGAAGCGGTGCAGGCGGCGCTTGAGCCTTATTTAGAGGTATACAAAAACCCACCACGTAATGATGTTATTGACGAAGTGTTGCAACGCATCAAAGAACTGCGCCCTGCTGTCATGCCGTTGGAGAGTATGGGTAGAGGCAAAGCCACACATGAATGGTTTGATATTTTGGTAAAAGATATTGAGGGGATGAAGAAATGATTAATGAGGACGATGACATTCAAGAATACAAGAAGCCGTGGGTAGGACTGACGGATGAGGAGATTGAATTAATCTATGGAGTCATCATAAAAATTCGCAAAAAAGACATTATGCCTGTAGAGCAAAAGCAGTTTGCAAAAACTCTTGAACTACTTTTAAGGAAGAAGAACACATGACACAAGATAAAGAAAACAAAGAACCAAACACAATTGTTTTTCATAAATTCGATGTAGATTGGGTAATGCGTATCACCGCAGACCGCCGCATTGAAGTTAATGAAGGTGTTGAAGTAACTGCGGCGGCGCAGAAGGTGTTGGACGCTATGCAATATCTATTAAAGGCACAGCGCACATGGGTTGACCTGACGCATGAGCAGATGCTTGAGTGCAATATAGCCAACGACTTTATGGTTGACCGAGAGATAGCCAAGCTCAATGTGCAAGCCAAACTCAAGGATATGAACACATGACACCAACACCAAAACTACGTTGGATTAACAGGCCGATTCCAAATACCACAATCCATGTTGAAAGAGTTCTTCAGCAGTGGTGGGAGCCAGAGCGAAACCTCATTGATATGCTTACAGAAGGAAAAACGCACGGCGAATGGCGTGACGTACCTGTGGAGAAAGAAGTATGAACTTCAGAGAAACAACAGTCAAGTACATCAAAGACATCCTTAGGTCAAAGACCATTTCAGAGGTGATCTACGCCGAATTGCAAGAAGCGCACCTGCGCAAACTGGAAGCAGAAACTGCCGCCGAATACGCCAACGCCGCTATGCAATACAACGAGGAACGGATCAAGCGCCTCGAAGCACGGCGCAAGGAACACACGGAAGAAGGAGGATACAAATGAAACTGTACGGATACGTTTGGATTAAAGAAAATCATTCACCCATGTTCTTTTGGACCGAAGGACAGGCCAAAGAGATTCAAAGAGACTTTGGCGGCGAAGTTGTGCCTGTCTATAAATGATTGACAAAATCATCATCAGCACAGTACTGGGCATCGTCGGGTTCAACGGACTCTTCCCCGAACCACGGCCCGCGCCTACGCCACACACGTTGCGGATGCAAGCAAAAGAGAAATCAGTCAGTGCCGTCTGCCAACGGACCAAGGGCAAGAAACAAAGTAAGACAGTCAGAGAAATGTGCGAGAGATGGGAGAGACAACGCAATGGATAACCAAGAAAGAAAGTAATGAAAATGATTAAGAACTATTTTGAACCCCTGACCCTCACCTTAGTGTGGGTCTACGCTATGGCAATATTCGCCGTGGCAATGGACATCTTCGTTTGGAGGACCTAAACAATGGAACATTACTATTTCGTTTTTTACTGCGACGAGCTCTGCATCGACCTGGAATGCGAACTGGAGTACGACGAGGAAGAGCCCGACGTCGGCATCAAAGCCTCCATGACCCTGGTCAGCGCCATACCAAAGAACGCTCCAGGCCTGGATATCTCAGAGATCATGAAGCTCTCCTTGGTGGACGAGATCGAGGCGGCCGCGCTTAAAGACATACACGACACGGAAATGGACTTTTAATCATGAAACCTGCAATTTTTACAACAGAAGAACCACCCGTCTCTATCGACGATATGCTTTTGAAAGAGTACGTCAATGGACTCAGGCGACACATCGAAATCCTGAATATCCAAATAGAAACCCTGGTCAAGCAACTCCATGACAAGCAAAACAAAGAGTGACGAACCACACGGCCCCCTAACCAGCCTCAATGGGGCGGCCAAAGAGTTAATGCAAATATACCTACTTAGGATTAATGGGCAGGATATCGTCCTCTTCGGGCCCATGCTGGGTTGGCCCGAAGAAGAGGACGTTGAGGTGGAAAGTATTGGTTTTGGGGAACTGGTCAGGGTCGAAGACGTGATAGAGATGCTTCACGGGATGCGTGACGCACGGGGTGGGGTAAGTGTGATGAGTAAATTGCAATGAATAACGGCCCACGGACTACGGACAAAGGATTAATAAATGAGTTTTTTACATGTATATAGACTTTTTGACCAAAATAAAAAAAAAAATTATTTTTTTTATTTTAGACGTAATAGACGTAAT